CTGCTATAGCAACATTATCTTCAAGAGCATATAAAGGATATGGAACTTCTATACCAATTAATGATCCTAGTTTATGGAGATTTAATGATATAGTAGTTTTCAAATCTAATTCAAAACCTGGACAAGGACATGTAGGATTCTATCGTGGTTATGATCCGACAACAAGACGCATCAGAGTTCTTGGCGGCAATCAAGGAAATACATTGAAACTATCTAATTTTCTTTTTGACGATCCTAAAACATTGACAGTAGATTATATTGGTAGAAATTGGACGGTCTCTCCAGAATTCGATAAACCTATCGCAACCAGATTGGCTGCCGATGCTCTCACATCTACACGATAATGTCAATGCCTGTAGTTAGATTGGGTGATAGTTGTTCAGGACATGACAGTTATTCGCCACGCCCAAGTGTGAGTGGTTCAACGAATGTTTTTGTGAATGGCATACCTGCACACAGAATGGGTGATGCTTGGGATATACACAGTGCCACATCAAGTCATACAGGAAGTGCAGTTGGAGGATCACCTACAGTTTTTGCAAATGGTATTCCTCTTTGTAGAATTGGTGATGCAATTGATTGTGGTTCAACAATGGTGACAGGTTCACCTAATGTTTTTTCGGGGTAATACATGGCTTTTAGTTTAGATACAAGTTTGCTTCCTAAGATACCGAATCTTCCTGAAGGTGCGCCGCCAGTATCTGGTTTGACTGCACAGGCTAAAGATTTGATTAGTTCAGTCACAGGAAATCGTGCGGCAATGTTTAGTAATCCTATGACTGATACCATTGGTGGTGTGACTAATCAAGTCAGTTCACTAACAACAAAATTAACTGCAATTTCTACCGGTGCGGTAACAAATCCGAACATAAGTTCGGGTGATGCAACAACATTTTTGGCTGGTGGTGGAATAGGAAATTTACAGACTTCGATGAGCAACTTCTTAGGACACACAAACAGATTATCTGGAACATTGAAAGGCGCTGGTATAAATGCGCCAGGACTTGAACAAGTTTTAAGTATTGGTAAATCAATGAACGACATGGTGAATGTTATTGATGGCGCTAAAGGTTGTCTTAACATCATTGGCGGTATGACTGGACTTTTTTCTGGTGATGATATTGATTCGGCTGCAAATGAGATTGCTGATATAGTGAACAAGATTGATAAAGGCATTGCAACCATTGCAGATATCACAGCGACTGTTGTAGGTATTGCTACAATCGTAAATGCTATCATAAGTAAAGATTCACAATTTATTGAAAACTCTATTGAACAATTAAAGTCTGCGGCTCTTGCAATGGCTATTGGTGCTATTGTGAAGGACCCATGTGGAAAGTTCATCATGGAAACAGTAGGAACTGACACTCTCTTGAAAAAGTTGACATAAATAATATCTATGGCTACATACACTTATTCGGATTTAGACTTAAATTTTGGCATTCATCCAGTCAAAAAAGACTTGGTGACCAAAAAAGATGAAAATGCTATAGCGTTTTCGATAAGAAATTTAATTCTAACTAATCACTATGAAAGACCTTTTAATCCAGAATTAGGTTCTAATGTCAGAAAATTGTTGTTTGAACCTGTTTCTGTTTTTACAGCATCTGACCTTCAAAAAATGATTGAGCAAACAATTGCTAACTTTGAGCCTCGTGCGAGGGTGAGGAAGGTTGATGTTATTCCTAATGAAGATAATAATGCATATGATATTAGAGTTGAATTTTTCATTGATATGAAAACAAACCCAATTACAGCAGACTTCCTGCTTGAACGGATTCGATAAATGGCAGATAAACTAACTATAACCGAATTAGATTTTGTTTCTATTCGAAACAATTTAAAAAACTATCTTCGCAATCAATCGGCATTTACCGATTATGATTTTGAAGGTTCGAGTATTTCTGTATTGCTGGATATTCTAGCATACAATACCCATTACAATGCATACTATCAGAATATGGTTGCCAATGAGATGTTCTTGGATAGTGCCGTTGTTAGAAATTCTGTAGTGTCACATGCCAAACATATTGGATATATACCAACATCTCGCCGTTCTGCAATTGCAACAATTGACATTGGTATCATTCCAACAGACAATGCTGGCACATTAACTGTTCCTCGTTTTCAAGAATTTTTCTCTGAATCAATCGATGGTGTAAACTATAACTTTGTCACAACAAAATCATATACCACAATTCGTGATTGTGGTGTGTTCAATATTAATGGTATTGAAATTGTAGAAGGATTTCCTAGAGTATTGAATTATGCATATAACACGGCGTTAAACCCAAAAAGAGAGTTTACAATCAGTGATGTTAATGTTGACACTTCAACTCTTTTGGTTACAGTTCAAGCATCATCATCGAATACTGATTCACACACTTTTACAATATCAACCGATGCTACAGAAATTAATTCAACTTCGAAAGTTTATTTCTTAGAAGGTGGTCTTGATGATACCTATAAGATTAAATTTGGCGATGGTGTCATCGGTACCAATCTCTCGAACGGAAACATTGTCATTATTTCTTATGTTTCTTCAAGTGCAGAAGCGGCCAACAAAGCAAACTCTTTTACTACCGGTTCTATTTCTGGTTACAATCAAGTTGTTATCAATGCAAACACAGCGGCTGCTGGTGGTTCTGAAAGAGAAACAATTCAATCGATTAAGTTCAATGCACCACATTATTATAGTTCACAAAATCGTGCAGTAACAACTTCTGATTTTGAAGTTTTATTGAAACAAAACTATCCTGCTATTGATACAGTTTCTGTTTGGGGTGGAGAAGAAAACACACCACCAATTTATGGAAAAGTTTATATCTCATTCAAACCAAAATCTGGTGTTGTAATCAACGATACAGAAAAGGCTAGAATTGTAGATGAGTATATCAAACCACTATGCCTTGTAACAGTCACTCCAGAAATCGTAGACCCTGAGTACATCTACTTGAAATTTGATGTTACTGTTGAAGTTGATTTGACTCTCACAACATTAACTCAAAATCAAATTGCGACATTGGTTCGAAACGCAGTGTTTACTTATAATAGCACAACTTTACAACAGTTTGGTGTAGTTTTTGTTCAATCAAAATTGCAAAGTTTAATTGATAGTGTCTCATCAGGTATTGTTGGTAACGAAATCAAAACTCGTGTCGAGAAAAGATTCATACCACAATTGAATGCATTGAAAACTTACTACATTGATTTTGCTTTACCATTAAATCGTGGCGGAGCTGGTTTGTTAGATTCATTAGACTCGACTCCGTTCTATGTTAACGATGCATCTGGAACATATCGTCTTGCCTATCTTGATGAAGCACCAAATTCATTCACAGGTGTGGATGAGGTTATTATTACTGACTCTGGTTATAATTATCTTGAAGCGCCGACTGTAACTATTACTGGTGATGGTTCTGGTGCGACTGCTGAAGCAACCATTGTGAATGGTAAAGTTACAAAAATTACTATGATAACTCGTGGTACTGGTTATAGTCGTGCTATTGTTACTATCACAGGCGGTGATGGTTTTGGTGCTAAAGGAACTGCAATTGTAGCGGCTCGTTTTGGCACACTCAGAACCTTCTATTACAATGAGTTGGCTGAGAAGATTATCATCAATGCAGAGGCAGGCACAATCAATTATGAAGCCGGCTTGATTGTTCTTAATAACTTTAAAATTGAAGCACTAGATTCAGACCACAATGATATTCGTATTGCAATTGAACCTGAAACAAAAATTATTGACTCAAGAAAAAATCAAATTCTTTTGATTGATACCGATGGAACTGATTCTGTTGTTGTAACTCCTAGACTAAGAAATGTCAATAACTAATAAGCTATCAACTGTTGTTCGTGAACAACTGCCTGAATTTATTCGGGCAGACTACGATACTTTTGTTGCCTTTGTTGAAGCCTACTATGAGTACCTAGAACAAACAAACAAAGCAACAGATTTTGGTAGAAATCTTTTAAATTATTTCGATGTAGATAGTACTCTTACTGATTTTGAAGAATACTTTCGCCGCAAGTTTTTACAATCAATTCCTGCTGAGAC